GACGCCGTCCTCCTCTTCCTTTGCGCTCAAAACCGCCTTGGAATTGCCAAAAAACTCGAGCACGGCATTGCTCACCCCGTCCTCAACGGTCAGCACAATGACCCGCTCAAATCCGTAATGGGCCATCAAGATGTTGACGTCCTGCATCACTTTCAGGCTGCTGGCGCAGGCGCTGGCATCCGTGGTAATCATGTCGATCTGGCCAAAGGATTGAGCCACCCTGCCGGCCCAGACCTGCGTCAACGTGAACGGCAAAAACTTGTATCCGTAATTGAGCCGATTGTCCGGGTATGGCCTTGCGCCGATCCCAGCAAAATGCGCGTTTCCAGAGGCCAGAATGAATGCAGTCTTGCCCACCGGGTTTTCCCGTAGGTGCGCAATCAAATCGGCATCCAACACTTTTTCAGCCAATCGATGAGGGACGTAAAACATCCCTGACTTCGTTCTGGCGTAAGTATCCGGAAACCAGTTGACCTTTTGCGGATACACTATGTCATCGAACAACTCAACATGTTCTGTTGAGGCGGTACGATATTGTGTCAAAAAGATCACTTGATCTTCTCCACCGCACTTTCAACTGATTCTGGCTCTTGTTTTTTGTTGGCCATTACCAGATCGTGGAGTTCTCCGACGGTTTGAGGCGCCCATTCCTTGGAAACCGCTTCCTCTATTCCATACAGTTCACTCATGTACATGATGAGCATGATGGTATCGAGGCTATCAATCCCAATGTCCGCAAACTTGTCATCCAAAGACGTAGCAAACACCTCATTCTTGTGCATGGGCTTTGCTATTTGAGCGACGGCATTAAACAGTTCGATGAAGTTCATTGGACAGGCTGGTTAACGGCATTGACTACGGCCGAAGCCCAGTCCTGCCAATTGTTGAACACGTACGGACCCGGGATGCCTTCGTTGACAAAAATGTCAATGGCTTTTAGTCCTGCAGCCCATTCTTTCCAGTTTTCTTCTCCGCTAGGCGCAGCCAGTTGCTGACCAGCGTACGCCTCAACCATAAGACTGGCCCATGAGTCCCAAGTGTGATACCGCGGATCATAGACAACGGCGAGCGCCATATTATCCCCCGTATGGTCTTACGTCACCAACGTTGGCATTCAATAGCACTCGACCCATCTGATAGTTCCCACCAGCCACATTGCTTGCAAACCGCAAACGCAACTCCCTGCGCTGCTCCCGCATGTCAATCTTGCCCGTCTCTGGCTCAAAAAAATACGGATCTGAAATCTTGTCATCTGACTGCGCAAACGGACGGCCTACAACACGAAGAGACATCGTTCCGGACTGAATGAAGTCAGGCTCAACACGCTCCAGATGCAACCAGTAATTATCGCCAACAGGCTGCGTAGTGGCCGGCCCTCCGCCAACCCATCCTAAGTCCGAAGTCTCAAAATAACTTTCAATGGCAAAGAAGTTTTGCCCATTGACTTCATCAACTCCAACCTCATGCTGCCACAGCGTGACGCGGCCGGCAGTCGTGTTGAATGTTGCCGTAACTGTATCTGATGCTGTGGCATCCTCGCTTAAGGTGACAGAGTAGTAGTTTGGCGTAGCGCTTGGCGCTATTGCAATCACAAGCGAATTGTCAGCAATCCCATCGCCAATTACCAGTTGGCCAAGACCAACCAAATTGGTTTCTGGCATTTCAATGATTGGACTCGAGGTTGTTGTGGTTACTTCAGAAGCAAAAATTTCTTCTTGCTCACTCAGCGTTGCACCAGCATTGATTGGATAGCTGAAGACTTGCGAGAAATACCCGGCAGTTCTGCGAGCACCCAACGCCTGACCGCCGTCATACCAGCAATTCTCACGGATGTTGTAGATCACGCAGTCGTTGCATTCTTCTGAGTCGCCGCTCGGGAAGAACCACCAGATTTCACCAAACCGCGGAACCTTTGTTGCCCACACTTTCTGACGCTGAGAGTAGTTCAGATTGTCAAAAAAGTAGTTCTGGTTCATCGAGTTTGGGATTTCCTTGACAACCCCGTTGTACAGCAAGAATCGATCAACACCAATCCAGTAGTAAATGCCGTCATACTCAATTACGGACTGCGACGAAAGGATTGAAGATTGGCTGGAGATGATGTCGTAGCGCCAGTAAAACGTTTGCGGCGTCCCACCAACCGTGATGGTGGTCGGATTGTAAGAAACTCTAATCAATGAGTCCAACGACCAAAACAAACCGCTTGGCGCGTTTGATCCACCTCGAACAGGCAGGCCCTTGACCACTTTGGTAGAAGCAACGTTGGTTTCATTGGCATCAGCGCCGTTCCAGTCGTACGGATTGCCAGCCGCGCAATTTTTGATCAGGCCATTGTCCCCGTAGACAAACACGTACGGATGCAGCACCACAACGCCGCCAGACACCTCAATCGGATCTCCAGATGGCGATGGACCAGAGGTGTCTTCTAATTGCGCCATCGTCGTTCCATTGATGTCGCCGGCTAATACGGGGGTTGATACCGTTTGATCAATCTGCGCAAGATTGACGCCCGGGTGAGCCAGCAGCAATTGATTGCCGGAACCCTGAGCATCAAACATTGAATCAAATTGCCACAGATTTAAATCTGAGGCAGTGAAGTTAGACAGAGTAAATTCACTGACACCGGAACCTACACCGTTGTTGTCAATGTTGATGACCTCGAGGCCGTTGTTGTAGCCATTGAATACTTGGTTCAACCCATCCGCGGAATTGACGTAGATGCCTCTGGAATACCCCAAGGCGTCGTTAGTGATTGCGCGAAAGCCACCTATTTTCCTTGGTCTACCCCTTTGGAACCGAACCCATCTGCCATCTGTGTAAAAGTTTTTGTCGAAGTAAGTACCATCCCTTTGAACGCCGGGTTGGGTATCAATCGAAAAAACTTTTTTTGTCATACAAAAACTCCGCCAGAAACACCACCTACAAAGTTTCCGGTTCCGCTTGCATCAATGTCTCCAACAATCGTCAGCCCAGTAGCCGAAATGGTCTGGACTAACGTGCCGAGAATTGAAATATTGAACTCACCTGACGCGGCTCGATAAATACCGGTTGTTGGTTCTGTGCCGAAGTTCAACGAAGGATTGGTAACCGTTCCATCTTGCAGACTTACCACTGAAGATCCGGCAAGAACCGTGTTTGCGTTCAACAAATTTTGCGAGTCACAAATCAGAGTTGCCTGATTGCCTGCAGAAATAATCGCCGAAGCAGCGCCACCAACACCAGTGCTGATGGTCAATGTATAAGCGCCAGCAGTCGTCGCATTCTGAACAAAATAAATTTGAACGGTCTCGGGAACAATGATCGTCACGTTACCCGTTAACGTCCCAGTGTATTTTTGAATGACGTTTGCGGCTTCAATTGCCGTCAGGGTGTACGTCCCGGTCGTAACGTTTTTTGTTAGCTGCGTGAAATTGAACTGCGTCGATTTTCCAAGGCCAACGGTGTAAAACGTCGTCCCGCTGCAGACAATGATTGCTGAGTCGTTTGGCTGAAACAACAAACTCGCAGAGCCGTTGATTGTGTTTCCACCAGATCCCGCGACAGTTAAGGTTCCGGACCCGCCATTACGCAAGAACATGAACCAGTTATCACCGAGAGTTGACGCCGCGGTCAAGGTCAATGTGCCGGCGCCGCCCGTCCATACATAGGTGTTGGACCGGTCTGAAGTCAATGCCGTGTAGTCAGAACTGAACGTCGTAACCGGCTGCGCCTGATTCAACGTTTGGCCAATTGCCAGCAAACCGTATCCGGCGAGCGTCGCTGCATCAGCACCAGACGAACCAATGCCAAAAGCAATGATGCCCCACGTCCCGGACTCATCCGGATTGTCGGTGATGTAGATGTACTGCGATTCACCAGCGGAAACGGTGACAATTGTATTCTGGCCGTCGTAGTCGTATACATCAACATCAACCATTCCGGTGTTACGAATCAGCGCATCTTGACCGACCGATGCCTGATTAGCCGGCGGCATCCACAATTGATATGCGGTTGACGACGTTGATACTTCCATGATGCGCGCGGTCGTATCGTCGGTGGTCGATCCATTAATCGGCCATTGCAACTGCAGCGTGCTTGTCAGCGTGATGCTACGGTAAGAAACGTCAGTTGGTTGGATGACGTTTCCGGTGAATGGAGAGTTGTAACTCATGGTCAGGTATCCAATACAACGGCTTGACGATCGCCAACTCGCTGAACGTCTTCGGTTTTGAGGGTCTGCATGATTGCATCGTATTGCGCTTGCCACATTGGCATGCGCTCATCGTTCTTCAGGAACGGCATCGCCTGAAGTAAAGAGCCATACAACAAAGCCTGCGGCGCATAGATGGTGAACCAGTTAGTTTGATTCGTCGAATCCAACGGTTGTATGCGCTCATAGTAGAGAACTTCAAACGAATAATCCGTGTCTGGCGTCGGCGCAACCAACCAATGGGTATAGTCATAATCCGCATAGAATTTTGGAACTCCCGTATTGGTTGCATCTGGCCAGTATTCACGCAAATATTCGTACTTGCGCAATAGCACAGGGAAACGTTGTCCATCAATGGTGATATTCATACTGACGGTTTTGTGCCAACGAGCAGGCTTGTCAATGATTGCCGTGGAGGCAACCATGTTGCTTTCGCTTACCGTCAGGTTGCCAAGAAACTTGATTTGTGACGCAATGACCTGTTCTGCCAACATAATGAACAGAGGAATTTTTTCCAGCGTCGCTGAGTCCGTACGCTCCAGATAAGACTGGATATTCTCGACCAGCGAGTCATAGGTCATTACACTGGCGGTTGTCATCGAAAAACCCCTTTTTGTTTCAGCATTTTATCCCGCTGTCAAGGAAAAGAATAGGACGATTTCAAGCAAACATTTCGCTTGCCGCTTTTTCGACCGACTCAACCCGCGCCAGCCAGCCTTTCAGGAACTTTTCCTGATCCGGACGGCGCGACACAATCCCCCGATAGAACGCCTCTTTCTGTTCCGAAAACCGCTCCAGAATTTCTTCCGGCCGATGGTTAGACACCGCAGCCAAGGTTCCCGGCCCGATGGCCCCATCGTCCTTGGTTCCGGCCGCCCGTTGCAGGAACTTGGCCGCTTGACCCGTGCCGGCGTTGACCGCAAAGTCAAAAACCGCGTAATCCACCCCCGACGGCAAGTCATCGCACCGACACCGATCCCAGTATTGCTTCTTGTAGAACGGCTTGACCTGATCCACGGTCAAGGCTTTCATCTCGCCATCCATGATTGCCCGGCCAAGATACTCGCCCCACGCGATCCTTGTCACCCCAAAGTTGGTCTCGCCCCCCGCGTCATTTTTGTCCCAGACATAGCCGCCCTCAGACTTGATCACATGGGCGAACGCGGCTTCCCAGTTGGCTTTCATTTTTCGAGGTGCTCCGTGACTTTGACGGCGGCCAAGATGCCAATGAAGCCGCCCACGATGGTGTTGAAGGCAGGGCCGATGATCGGGAAGACATCGTTGTTGTTGATGACGCTGTTGGGCATGAACAGGCCGTACAGAAACACGCCAACCATCGACACCATGACCAATGACAGCGTGATGCTGACAAGGATAGTTACAAAACAGATTGTGTTTTCACGGTTCATTTCAGCTTCCCCAGTT